TAAAATATTCTGAAATATTTAGAGCAGCTGTTAATTTTACTGTAAATAATAATACTAAACAATGTGGTTGGCATAAAGATCATTTCTTTGAACATAGACAATTAATAGTGTATTTGAATGACGCAGACCCTAATTCTACAACTTTATTAAAAGTAAATAATAAAATAATAAAAATTAAACCCGAAAAATATAAAGGCGTTTGCTTTAATAATGTAGAGCATGGTTTAATTTTTCCTAAAAAAGGATACCGAGTGGCCTTGATTTTTACTTTTAAATAGTGTATATAAATATGAAAGGAAAGTATGAAATACCCAAAAGAATTAAATAGAGAAGATTTATTCCCTTCACCTATATGGTTTGCAGATGAACCTGAGTTAATTAAACCTGTAAATAAAATATGTGATAAGCATATTAAAAGAGCAAAAAAAAATTTTGCTAAAGGTATTAAAGATAGAAATAAATTATGGAAAATAAATACAGATAAAAATACAGTATACCATTCTGATAATATTGCAGTTGATCCAGAATTAAAAGATTTGGTATCTTATGTTGTAGCTACTTCTGAAAATTTATTAAATGAAATGGGTTTTAATATAAATGCTTTTAAAGTATCGCTAACAGAAATGTGGGTTCAAGAATTTGCAAAAGACGGGGGTGGACACCATATATTACACACACATTGGAACGGCCACATGTCAGGTTTTTTATTTTTAAAAGGAAGTGAAAAAACATCTGGTCCTATGTTTCAAGATCCTAGACCCGGTAGCTTAATGAATTTATTACCTGAAAAAGATCCAACAAAAATAACTTATGCAAGACACGAAGTTTTTTATAAACCTAAACCTGGAAGAGTAATGTTCTTTCCGTCCTATATGCCTCATTTATATACAGTAGATATGGGTATAGAACCTTTTAGATTTATTCACTGGAATGTACAAGCTATTCCAAAACAAGTTGATTAAAATATATTAATATGAAAGTTACAATAGTAGGAACCGGAACAGCAGGTTTAATAACAGCATTAATTTTAAAAAGAAAATATTCTGAAAACATTGATATAGAAATTATTGGATCTAAAGAAATAGGTATTATTGGAGTTGGAGAAGGAAGCACGGAACATTGGTATGATTTTTTAGGTTGGTGTGGAATCGATTATTTTGAAGTAATTAGAAAATGTAATTGCACTTTAAAATCAGGTATTATGTTTAAAGGCTGGGGTAAGAAAGATTATCTACATAGTGTAGTGAATAATTTACCAAGGATGGGCCAAGAAAATATAGACTATTTAAAATGGATATCCAAAGGTAAAACAGTAAATCAATTTACATCACAATATTTTATTAAAAACAGGATTCCTTTAAATAATAAATTAATGACTTATCAATTTCATTTTGACACATTTAAACTAAATGATTTTTTAAAAGAAAAATGTCTTGAAAGAGGTATAAAAGTTATTGAAGATACTATTAAAGAAATTAAGTTAGATAAAAATGGCATTGATTTTATTAAAGGAAGAAAAAAATATAAGTCAGATTTTTACATTGATTGCACTGGTTTTAAAAAATTATTGATAGGTTGTTTTAAAAACAGATGGATTTCATTTAAAGATTATTTAAAAGTAAACTCGGCAATAGTTTTTCCAACAAAAGATACAAATAATTATAATATATATACAACAGCTACGGCTATGAAAGCGGGTTGGATGTTTAATATTCCTGTATGGGGAAGACATGGAAATGGGTATATTTACGACAGTAATGTAATTACAAAAGAAAAAGCACATCAGGAAGTAGAAAAGAAATTAAATAAAAAAATTGATATTAGAAAAGAAATAAAATTTGAACCAGGTCATTTAGAAAAAGTATGGATTAAAAATTGTTATGCCGTAGGTTTAAGTGCTAATTTTGTAGAACCTTTAGAAGCTACTTCAATAGGTACATCTATTCAACAAGCTTATTTATTAGCTCATCATTTGCATGGTTATGATGAAAAAATATCTGAGTTTGTAAATAAACAGGTTGAAAGCATAATGAATAATATAAGAGATTTTATTGCGCTACATTACATAACAAAAAACAAAGGACAATTTTGGAAAGAAACTAAAGTACCAGATTCATTAAAATATAAATTAGAGGTATTTAAAAACAGACTTCCAATTCAAGATGATTTTATGGGAGAGTCAAACTACCGTTTATTTTCAGATAGAAACTATATAATAGTAATGCATGGTTTAGGTTTATTAAATATTGAAAAAGTAAAGAAACAATATAATATGCTCAGAAAAGAAATAAAACATAATTTAAAAGATGTTGAAGAAGATTTAAGTAACACCGTAACACATAAAGAATGGATAAGACATTATAGAAATGAAATTTAAGAAAAATAAATACTTAGTTATAAAAAAAGCAGTATCAAAAGAATTAGCTAATTTTTTATTTAATTATACTATTCTTAAAAAGAATGTTTACAAAAAATTAATTAATGACAGATATTTATCACCTTATACAAAGTTATATGGTCAATTAAATGATGCACAAGTACCAAATACTTATTCTCATTATGCTGATACTGCAATGGAAGTTTTATTAGCTGTAATGAGAGAAAAAATGGAGAAAGCTACTAATTTAAATTTAATCGAAACATATTCATTCTTTAGAGTTTATAAAAAAGGAGATGTCTTAGAAAGACATGTAGATAGAAAAAGTTGTGCGGTTTCTACAACTATTAATTTAGGTGGTGACCCTTGGCCTATATATGTTGATCCAACAGGTAAAACCGGACAAGCAGGTATGGAAATAAATTTAGATCAAGGAGATATGTTGGTTTACTCAGGATGTGAAGTAGAACATTGGAGAGAAGAATTTGAAGGCGAACTTTGTTCACAAGTATTTTTACATTATAATTTAGATAATGAAAAAGCTGCACAATACGATGGCCGGCCTTTCTTAGGTTTACCCGGAGAATATAAAAAATGACAAAAATTTTTCCAATTATGTCTGTAAATAATTTTTTTCCAGACCCTGATAAAATAGTAAAGTATTCTAAAAACTTAAAATACGAACAAGATCCTGATGGAAGATATCCTGGAGTTAGAACTAAATCTTTAAATTATATTGACCCTCCATTTTTTAATAAAATGGCTCATGCTATTTTTACATCTTTTTATAATTACAAGAAAGAAGCTGTTGCTTGGAAAAATTTATATATATGTTTTCATAAAAACACACCTTATTCAAAATCATTTGATGATGTAAGAAATAAAGGATGGATTCATAAGGATGACGCATTGTTAGCTGGTATGGTTTATCTAACTAAAGGTGCTTTTCCTGAATCAGGCACAGCTTTATATAAACCCGCAGTTAAAAATGTAAAAGGAAAAGAACATGTAAAAATAAAGAAAAAATTTTATAGACACAATATTATCGATATTAAAGAATATACACAAACTATGAAAAATAATCACAGTAGATTTATCAAAACTCATGAAATTAAAAATACTTATAATACTATGATTATGTATAATGGTAGTGAATATCACGCTATGCAGAATATGTATGCTCACCCTAAAAAAGATAGACTTACGTTATTATTTTTTTTAGAAGGCTTTAAAGCAGACTCATATCCTATTGAGCGACTTGACAGAATATTAAAACAAATATAAAAGGAGAATATTATGGCACACTTTGCAAGAATAGAACAACGACCAGATCCATTTGTAGAAGGAAAAAATAACTGGACAGTAATACATGTAGTAAGAGTAGGAAACGATGTGACTACTGCTGATGGACCTTTAGGAGAAAACGATAAACATGCTGACGGAGAAACTTGGTGTGTAAATTTTTTCCAAGGAGGAACTTGGAAACAGACTTCTTATAATCGTCAATTTAGAACTAATTACGCACAAATTAGTGGGACGTACGATTATGAAAAAGATTGGTTTATAAACAGACAACCATTTGCATCTTGGTTATTAAGTGATGCGGGTGAATGGGAACCACCTGTTCCATATCCAACTATTATTATGTATCAAGAAAATGGTGCAGATATTAGATATAATATTTTTTGGAATGAAGATAATCTAGAATGGAGAGCTTATGACAGTAAAAGTCCGGCTAACCTATTTACTTGGAACGCAGAAACATTAGCTTGGGATCCAGCATAATATTAATACGTGTCTTTTTAAGACAATGAAAGATTTATTTTTAGGTGTAAAACAATGCAAGCCGTGTGTTACTTTAAAAGAAAAAAATAAATTAATTAAAAAAATTAATACTCTTCCATATTCAAATTTACACAAGCCTAGTTATCAAAAAAATGTGTATAATAAAAACTATAAAAAGATAATTTATAATAAGATTAATTCAAATATGTTTGACGCTTTTGAAGAAGCGTGTTGTAGTTATTTAAACCACAAACCAAAAAATATTAATGTTCAATCATGGGTACATGTAACGTGGAATAATCCTAGTAAAAAACCAAACGTAGGTCATAGACATAATAGTTCTAATCAATTTGCATTAAGTGGTATTTTATATTTACATCTACCTAAAAAATCAGAAACTACATTTTTTTATTGTGAAGATAAAAAATTTTCTTTACCTAGAAAAGAATTATCATGGTTTATATTTAAGTCAGATCTTTATCACGAACCCGGAAGATGTTTTGAAATAGACAAAAGGTATTGTATATCAGCAGATTTTTGGATAGCAGATAAAGACACAGTTTTTGGTTGATTTATAAGCGTTTAGGATTTAATTTAGACAAGAATAAATACTACAAAAAATACAAAAACTATATATAGTAGGCAATTATGCTACAAAAAATAGGATTTCAACCAGGTATTAATAAACAACTTACACCTACAGGAGCTGAAGGACAGTGGGTTGATTGTGATAATGTTAGATTTAGATACGGTACACCAGAAAAAATAGGTGGTTGGAATCAATTAGGTAACGTTAATCAAAATGAACTTACAGGAGCAGGTAGAGGACTTCATCATTTTGTTAGTTCCAACTCTATTAAATTTTCTATTATAGGAACAAATAGAATTTTATATGCTTTTTCTGGAGGTGTGTTTTATGACATACATCCAATTCAAACTACGACTACCTTAACTAATGCTTTTAGTACAACTAACGGATCTGCAACTGTTACAATAACTTTTTCTAGCGCTCATAATATGACTCCTGGAGATATTATGTTAATGGATAATTTTACAACAATTACTAATTCAAATTATAGCGCCTCTGATTTTGATGATAAAAAATTTATGGTGGTTACAACACCTACGAATACAACTCTTACTATTACAATGCCATCAAATGAATCTGGATCTGGTGCAACTACATCAGGTGGTATTAGAATACAAAAATATTATACTGTAGGTCCAGCTGTTCAAGCACAAGGATTTGGTTGGGGATTAGGTTCTTGGGGTGGAGAAGATGGCTCTGCTATTACAACAACTTTAAATGGTGCACTTGGAGACAATGCATTTGGAACCGGTGGATCAGGAACTTCAATTACATTAACTAGCACTGCTAACTTTTCATCTGCAGGTACAAACTTTATAAAAGTAGGGACAGAAGAAATATCTTACACAGGTATTTCAGGAAACGATTTAACAGGTATTACAAGAGCAGTTAGAGGGACAACTAGAGCAGCTCACAGCGATGGAGCAACTGTTACAAATACTTCTGAATTTGTTGCATGGGGTGAGGCAGCATCAGGTGACTTAGTATTAGAACCTGGTATGTGGTCATTAGATAATTTTGGTGATAAAGCTATTTGTTTAATTCATGACGGTGCGTGTTTTGAATGGGACTCAAGTCTATCAAATGCAACATCAACAAGAGCAACAATTATATCTGGTGCACCTACAGCATCACGTCATATGTTGGTATCTACACCGGATAGACACTTAGTATTTTTTGGAACAGAAACAACTATTGGAGATACATCAACACAAGATGATATGTTTATTAGATTCTCAGACCAA